ATTTAAAAGCAGGATCATGAAAGAGAGAAAAGAAAGAGGTTGGAAGGGTCAGATAGATGCAGAAAGAAGAGAGTTAACTAAGAAGTTTAAAAGAATAGAAAAAGCGATCAAAGAAGAGGAGCGAAGAGGAGAAGTATTCGCGAAAGGTCAATATGCAGGATTTAAGAGAGGATTAAAAGAAGGTGAGGATGTTGCATATTCTAAAATAAACAAGAGAAGATATAAGATTAGGATCATGAGGGATTATTTTAATCTATCGGATAATGATATTAGAAATATTGGAAAAAAAGATATACGGTATATGAGCGATGCTGAGTTTGATCAGTTCTTGGATGATATATCTCAGAAGGCTATGGAGCTTAACGCTAGAAGAGAAAAAAAATCGGCTCTATTGGGTCATATTAATGATTTTGAGTTAAAGAAGACTGATAACTTAAGAAATGCCATGAAATTGCCTCCTATTGAGAAAATGAGCCTTGAGCAATTAGATCAATTCCATGATGCAATCCTTCCTTATGAATTCGCTGATGAATTTTTATCAGTAAGAAAACTTGAAACTCTAGATAATACAGAATTAGCCGGAATGAGAACTGTCAGAGAAATTAAAAATAATTTGCTTAAAAAATTCAAAGAGCAGGGAATGGATATAGATCCTAAAACAATAAGTAAGGTTGATTTTGGTGATAGGTTTAGATATGATACCGCCTTAGCAGAAAAAAGTCCGTTCTATAATCTCATGATACAAGAAACCTTAAAATCTCAATTGCTAGCAGAAAGTGTTTATTTAAAAGTAGAGGATGATATTCAATCATTAACCAAAAAGGCTCGCGCATCAAGAAAGAAAATAAAAGGAGTGCCACTAAAAATTAAAATTGGAGATGTTTTAGTACCGCAAGATAAATTAGTTTTTAAATGGCTAGAAGCAAAAGAAGGTAAAAAAGAAGTAATTCAAGAAAAAATGACTCCTGAAGAAATGGATTTGGCTTTATATGTTCAAAGTCAATATGCAAAAATGAGAGATATATTAATTAAAAATCAGACGTTAGAAAGATATAGAGAAAATTATATTACTCATACTCAAAGAGGATTTTGGGAAGCGGTTAAAGAGGAGGGCTTTTTAAAAGCAATTAGAGAACAAAGAGATCAAAACAGAAGACAGCAAGCATATTTTGATATTATAGATGATACCGGAGAGATTTTGCCATTAGAGAAATTTTTCTCATTTTCATTAAGAAGAATTCCTGAAGACACTAAAAGAGAATTAAAAGCCCAGGGAATAGAAGTTGGTATTGATCCAACAAAGAACGTAGCTAGTGCATTTTTGACATATTTTAAAGCATTCACAAATAAAACACATTTGGATAATGTTATTCCCATGTTAGATAGTTATGTATTTGTACTCCAGGACAGAGAAAAGAAAACACCGAGAGGAATCGAATTAGACAAAGCGCTGAAGAACTTTTTTAATGATTGGATGAATACAAAAAAGGGAAGAGTTAAAAAGTTGTACATTGTTGACCAGGGTACTAAAGTTGATACAGCATTAAGGGCTGGAAATGCTTTTGTAACTTTACTTGATCTAGGTTTGAATATCCCTGTTGGCATAGCATCTAACGTGGGAGAGACTATCATGAATTTTGTACAACTTGGATCTAAAAAAATGGCAAAGGGAGTAATGAGAAAGGGATCAAAACAAGGAAAGAAAATTTTGAAGAAATATGAGAATTTTGTCGGAAAAGGAGTTTGGAAAGAATTGGATGAAGTTAGTAAAGACGTGGGAGATAAACTTCTTGAAGGGTTTTACGTTTTATTCCAAATAGCAAACACAAGAGCAAATCAAACATTTTTATTAGGATCATTAACCGATAAAGAGTTTAATAGTGGAGAAGTTTCTCCGGAGAGATTGGCTCAAATGAAGATAGAAATGGGAAGATATAGAGCGGTGGCCGGAGCAGAGTCTATTATTGGAAAAACATCCCTAGGAAAAGTATTCACTAAATATAAGACCTGGGCAATTCCTGCACTTCGAACAACTTCAAAAAATGTTAAAAAAATGTTATCAATGATTAAGCAAAAGAAAGGAAAAGAAATTTTTAGATCTGATGAATTTTGGGAATTATTTAGAGCAACTGTACCTGTCCTCATAATATATTCATTATTTTCAGCAAAAGATGATGATGATAGCTATATTAATCAATTGATAGTAAAAGTAAGAAGAGAAATTCTATCATCTATATCTGCCCTCTCTCCTAAAATGTGGCTATCAGTACCACGTATTCAAACATTTTTAAAAGATCTTGGAACTGGCATAGAGCAATTAATTCTTTTAGAGGAATATAAAACAAAACCAGGATTAAAAGGAGTTGGAACTTTGGAAAGAGCATTAGTACCAAGGACAGTAAAGCAGATAGAAAAAGCAGTTATTCCAAAAAAGAAAAAAATAAAAGCTTCAGATTTGCCGGACCTCCCTGAGTTACCGGATCTCCCTGAATTGCCTGATTTGCCGGAATTGTAAGTTATCCACAAATATAATTATTTTTTTTAAAAAAATATTTATAATGTAACATTAAACCTTTTATTTTATTAGTGGTTGACAAGTATTGATTAGTTTGCTATACTGTAATTACAAAGTTCTACAACCACTAAAAAATACTTCTCCATAAATTCCCATACAAGGTTGTAGACTTTAAAAATCTACAACCTTTTTTTAATGAAAATTTGATACAAGAGATCTGATCGGTAGGAACTTAATTAATTCGAAAGAGTTAAAGGGTTGTAGAAACCTACTGATCAGATCTTTTTTATTAATCTAAATTATATTTATGAAACAATTATCTAAAGCAGACTTAAAAACTCTAGAGACACAAATTAAAGATGATGAAATTTTAAGCATCATGACCGGTACAATATTTGTTGTCAAAGAAGATCTAAAAAAAGGATCAAACGACAGGCAATTACTAACAAATACGATCAGAAAATTAAACCACATTCAGAAAAATTATAAGTTAGTCAAAAAAACATAAATCTTTAAAAATTAAATAAAAACAAAAAAATGCAAAAAGAAACAAAAACAAAAACAAAAAATGAGTTGATCAGCGAAGGACTCAAAAAATATAATTCGCGAAAAAAAACAAAAAAAATTGTTAACAAATGGCTTTCAGTAATAATATTCTTATTCCTGGTACCATATTTAACAATAACAATTCATTCTAAATTTGCCCTCGCTTATATAGATGAAACTTTAAACTCAGGATCAGAAATTGGCTATCAAAGAGCAGGAATAGAGAAATATGATAGTTATGGTCTTGGGAGTATGGAACTAGCCATGAGGGAGTCCTCAGAGATATATAACATACCAATAGAGACATACGTTGGAATAGCAAACGCAGAAAGTACCCTAGGAAAAAACTTCTTTAATCCGGAAGATAAAAACTGTCATAATTGGTGGGGGATCAGAAAAGTAAGAATTACAGAAAAGGGAAATAAGTCTTGGCTTAAATGTTACCGGAACGAGAGAGAGGGAGCCATGGATTTTGGGAGATTAATGAGAAATTATTATTTTGATGAAGGCCTTGACACTCCTGAGGAGATTGTGAGAAAGTATGTTGGAAATAAATGGACTCAAAACCATGAAGGATGGATCAATAATGTAAAAAAATATTGGAAATAAAAAATAATATGTATATAAGAAAAGAAAAAAAAGATGGTGTTGAAAGAGAGATAAGAGTTGTAAACAAAAATAATTCAGGACAATCTTTTATAGAAATATCAAATAGTAATTACAACGGAAAAAGAGCAATACATCAATTTACTATGTTTGAGTTAAGTAAGGAGGATAAAAAGGAGATAATAAAATTGTTAAAAAAATAATTGGCATTTTTTGTGGGAGGAGATAACATTAAACGATTGCGCCTAATCAATCATCCTTACTACTATAAGGATTGTTATCTCCCTCTCCAAAAGATTATTAAAAATATGATCAAGTGGATAAAGAAAAAATTTAACAGTTACTTGTATAAAAAATTTCAAGACAATATCAGATCATTTGGAGTTGATTACAGATTTTCTGACTATGAAAGAATTACTATATTTAGAAGGAGGGAGCATGAAGAACGAATAATGAGAGAAATAGCAAATGGTATTGCACAGCAATTATTGAGGGATGGTTATATAGACATTAAAAAGGATTTAATGAATGGTAGGATCGGTGTTGTTATAAGTGGAAGGGTTACTGTTGTTAAAAATTAAATTACTAAAGACAATTAATTATGTATTACAAGGAAAAAGTATCAAGAAACAATAAAATAAAAAATACAAATCAAGATACTGATGGAGTTGCTTATCACTCTAAGCTAGAGGCTCATGAAGGTCAAAACCTTATAGACAAATTGGAGAAAAAAGAGATCATGGGATTTACTAGACAATATAAATTATCATTTTACTTGGCTCCTGTAACAGCGACAAAGTGTAATGAAACAATTCATGTTTTAAGATGTAACCCATCCGATTATGATCGAAGTGAAGGATTTTTCATGGATAACTACTATATTGATTTTATGGTTGAGCATCTTGATGGAACTATCGAACTGATCGAAGTGAAAGGACAACAAACCCAGGACTGGAGAAAGAAATGGAATATGACTGAGGCGATCTTTGGAAAAGATCCAGGTTATTTATTAAAAGTAAAAACTTAAATTTATGAATGTATTATCATTATTTGATGGCATTTCATGCGGTCGTTTGGCACTTGAAAGAGCCGGAATAAAAGTAAAAAAATATTATTCATCTGAAATTAATAAACATGCAATTCGGGTAGCACAAAATAATTATCCGGAAACAATTCAAATTGGTGATGCTGTTGGGTGTAGTGGTTCTAGTAATAATAGATTTTTAACATGGAACAAAGTATGTAGTCAACTTACTACAATAGACCTGCTTATAGGTGGTAGTCCTTGTCAGGGGTTTAGTTCTTCGGGAAAACAATTAAATTTCAAGGATCCAAGATCAGCGTTATTTTTTGAGTTTGTTCGATTGTTAAAGGAATTAAAACCAAAATATTTTCTTCTTGAAAATGTAAGAATGAAACAAGAATATCAGGACATTATATCTAAATATTTAAAAGTTGAGCCAATAATAATAAATTCAAGTCTTGTCTCTGCTCAAAATAGAGTTAGATTGTACTGGACTAATATACCAGGAATTAAACAGCCAAGAGATAGAAAGATAAAACTTCGCGATATATTAGAGGGTGTTAAAATGATACACCCTGGAGCAATTAGAGGAAGAAGATTAAATAAGGCAACAATAATTGGAAGGAGATTGAATGAAAAAGGAAAAAGAGATGATTATAATAAGAAAATACCAATAACTCAATGCTTAGAAGTTAGACACACAAATACAGATAAAAGTAATTGTCTAACTACAGTTGCAAAAGATAATGTATTAACGACCTTACAACCGGGAAGGTACCCGGATGCTTTTAAGAAAAATCTACCATTTAGATATTACACTAGAAATGAGTATTGCAGATTGCAAACTATACCTGAAAATTTTTTTAATGATAATATAAGTGATAATCAGGTTAGGAGTATGATAGGAAATGGATGGACTATTGATGTTGTATCTCACATACTTAAAAACATTAAAAAATAAATATGTATTTACCATTAAAAGAAAAACATAAAAAAGTGATCAAGAGATTTATGCGAATGCAAAAAGTAGTATTTCGTGCAACCATGAACGAAGAGAAGGCTCTTGATACCATCTTTGATCAAGTAGATAAAATGATGGATCTAACTAAAGAACAAATTAAGGAGGAAATTGCTAGAAGACAACCTCAATTATTTAAAAAATAACATACATCTTAAATGGTGTCGTTACTAGAACACACCCAAAAAACTTAAAAATTTGGGCTTGTATTAATTATCAAATTTATGAAGAAAAAAACAAAGAAAGATCAACTTAAAAAAAACATGGATCTGCTAAATAAAAAAAATAAGGTTATCGAGGATCAGAAGAAAGCAAAAATGAAATCTCTCTTTAGACTTATTATGGATGTATTCAAAGCAAGAAGAGTGTCCTACGAGCAACCTAAAACAATTACAATTGATAAGGGAGGACAGTATTTAACTAATCCGGAGCCAGGAGACCCAAAGAAGATCTTTATTATAATTGGATGGGTAGCAAATAATGAAATGAAAGAGTATATCCTATCATTCGACAATGAAGAAGACTCAGATTTATTTGCATTCACCTTTAAAGAAGAATATCCAAACACTAGAATATTGAAAGCTATAAAATAATTACATGGCTAATCCAAAACAAGAATTTAATTGTTACATCGAAGGGAATAAATTAGAATTCATATCCCCAAGAGAGCAAGAAAGATTTAAAACTTATACAACCTCCCTGAAGAATAAAAAAGCACCAAAGACAAAATTGAAGATAATAGTTAAAAAATTTCGAGCCGGTAGAACATCAAAACAACCTCATGAAGGAACTAATCAAAACGGATATTATTGGGGAGCGTTAATTCAGGCTCTAATCAACTCAGATCCTTTTATAGGACATTCTCCGGCTGATATGGACTATGGACTAAGATGTATGTTTATGAGAGTGGGAGGATCGGATGCTTTTCCTAAGACGGAAAGTTTCGCTGATCTAAACATGGGAGATTTTGAGAAGAAAATGGAAGAGATAAGAATTTGGGCTTTGAGAGATTATAATATTAAAATAGAAACTGTTGGAGAATATTACTATGGCTCTGACATTAAAGAATAATAACTTACAATTATGAAAAAAACAAAAGAAGCAGTATTTATATTTATATTCATAGTTATATCTGTTTACGCAGTTGAGTATAGAAATGTTGCGTGTGGTATTATAGCGGTATTTATGATCACGCCAGTACTTTGCATGTTGGAAAAATATATACCTTGGTGGATTAAATAAATAAATAAATAAAATAATTTAATAAATGCTTGTATATGAAACAAAAAAAATATTCAAAGTATAGCGTACACGCTAAATCAAGAAATAATACAAATACATTATTGTATATATCTGATCACGCAAAAAGAAGACTGTATGAGAGATTGCATTGTAAACCAGGAAAATTCATGAAAGTTATCGGAAAAGCCTGGAAGAGTAAAGAAAAGGTAAATGAGGATATTCTTAGAAGAATTATGAATGGTCCTGGATCAAAAGAGGGTGATGATATTAAGTATTACATGGGATATATATTTATTTTCAGAAAATTAAGACTAAACGGATTAGATAGAAAAATGTTAATAACACTATTCAATCCAAAACGTAGAGATTAAAAAATGCCAAAAGAAGAAATTAAAAAATCTAATCTAGAACTATTGCGACCATATCGAGTATATGGCTATATAGTTGATGTAAAAAATTATGACACTAGAAAAAGGAAAATTATCAATATTAGCAAGAATAGCAACACTAAAACAAGAGGTAGAGTACCTTGAAGATTTTTTTGGAATTTTATATCCAGGTGATTATAGATTCAAGGAAGAGCCTGAGTTTATAACTGGAACAAATACAAATGGGATTGTTGATAAGATTTTAAGTGATAATAAAAAAAAGAAGATTGAAGAACTAGCAAAGAAATACAAGGTAGATACGGATTTTATTTATAATTTGATTGATATACTTAATTAATTTAATACAAAATGTTTATGACAACAAATGGACCAGGGAGACACCCCTTCGAGTATCAAAAACCTACTGATAAAAGTGTCGAAGATTTAAAGGTTTGTAGGATTATCTATAAAAACCTATATAATTTATTGATAAAATTACCAGAGTCAAGAGAGAGATCTCTTGCGATCACAAAACTAGAAGAGTCTAGTATGTGGGCTAATAAGGGAATAGTGTTCAACCAGGTTGATCCTGATTGTGAGGAGGAGCAAGAAGAGAAACATAAAATAGCTATTTGTGAGAATTGTGGAGAAACTGAAAAATTCTACGAGGTTGATGAAGAATGTTCTGATGAAAAAATAAAAAGAGTTCCATGTAAAAAGTGCGGAAAGACAATGCTGAAATTTAAAGAGGAAAACAAGGACAGACCAAGTCTATAAAATCAAACTAGCATCCCTAACGAACTCTACAAGGTAATAACTACCTTTATCTATTCCTAAATTTTGGGGATAGTTATAAGTTAGCTATAATAGTATGAAAAAAATAAATCAAAAAATAATTTTGTATACAGCCGGATTTGTTGATGGCGAGGGATCAATACAAATAAATCCTGCGAAATCAGGTAAAAAGAGTTATTGGGGTTTAACTATTCAAACAACTAATAGTGATAAAGATGTTTTGGAGTATTTAAGAAATGAGTGGGGAGGAATTGGAACTGTTACAGGCTATAAACCTAACAAAAGTAAAAACAGATCATATAATTGGAGGATATACTCAAAAGAGGCAGAGCTATTTTTAAATAAACTATTTCCTTATTTGATAATAAAAAAGGAAGAGGCTAGACTGGCTTTGGAATTTAGGAAATTAACAGGATTTAAGAGGGGGCAATTAACGGAGACTATATCTAAAAAGAGAACAAAAATAGCTATGAGGTTAAGAGAAATACACAGGACTATTGGAAAAGCAAAATCTATAAATAATAAAATAAACAAAGAAGTATTATGAATAAATACAAAAAGACTATCGCTTTGGACTTTGACGGAGTGATCCATAAATACTCAATGGGATGGCAAGATGGAAAGATCTATGATCCTCCTATGAACGGAGCAATACAAGCTATAAATAGTCTAATAAAGCATTATAAGATATTTATATTTACTGCCAGAGATCCGAGTCAGGTTGTGCCTTGGTTAGTTAGAAATTTTAAAATTACATGTATTTTACTTTCTGATAATGAAAAATTTTGTCCAGATAATAATGACGGAAAAATATTGTTTGTAACTAATAAAAAACTACCGGCTAATATCTATATTGATGATCGTGGATACATGTTTAATAATTGGAAGCAAACAATGCAAGATTTAAGTAAATTAATATAAACAAACAAATGAAAAATTCAGAAGAAAAATTGGAATACAAAACAATAATAATAGAGATTATAGTTTCTATTATCATGATAGCTGTTTCATATTTATTAATAAGAAATAATTAGATTTTATGCCTAAAAAAAATGAAAAAATATTTAGTGATAAGGGTTGCGAAAATAACAATGTGAAAGGAGTCGGAATATGTGCTACTGAAAGAGATGGAAAGATAATTTTGCCGGACGGATTTAATACTGGGAGAGTTTCAGATGGTTATCACACCTTTGATGAATTGTATGATCACCGGATAACTTTATTTATTGCTATGTGTAGAATATTGTCAAGTTTTCAATATATATTATCAAAAGATAGTGATGGTAATGGATGGGATAATCATTTGATGAGACAAAATGTTTGGAGATCAAAAAAGCATAGCGATGAATCAGTTTGGGATGGATGGTTTATTATGGGGATCAATAACGAAAAAGGAAAACAAATAACTTATCATTTACCCCTTGATCGATGGGAAGAAACTGATTTTGCTCCTACTCTTGAAAAGGCTCCGGAATTTGACGGACACTCTCCGGAGGATGTTTTAAAAAGATTAAAAGAATTATAAAAATAAAATAAATTATTATCTCATTAGGTGGTATCGGTTTACCGATTACACAGAGGAAAGAACTGGCTCCGGCTTGACTTCTCCCTGAGGGTATTTCAGTATCATCTCATGAGGTAATAATATTAATTCAATAAGAAAAAAAAGATGAAAAAAATTTTATCAACATTGGCTTTCTTACTACTTGCAATTGTAGTATTAAGTCAAGATACTCCTAGAGTATCAGCTGAAGAAGAAATTGCAACATCAACACCTGAAGAGATCTCAACGTCTACTCCTGAGGTGATAGAGGTTGCTCCAAGTGGAGGTCCTAGTATTTGGACTATCCTTCCAAGAGTATTAACAAGATACAATTATCATGTAAATGTTGAGGATGATAATCTTGTTAGGGTTAACTTTATGACTACTCAATTTATGAGGGGCGGAGTATTAGTGCGAAGAGTGGGAGAAATGGATTTTGTAAGAATAGACTCAGGGTACACAGCAACTTATCACACAGTTTATTTCAGCGCAACACCTGGTCAATACGAAGTTAAGCCAATAGCTGTTTACGGACAAAAGGATGGAACTTTATTCTCAGGAATTTCAGAATATTATGGAGGATCTCGTTTTGTAACAATACAATAGTTACTTATCTCTGATCATCTTTCTTTCTAGATTGGTGATCAGGATATAAATAATTATTTTAATAAAAAAATGAAAACAAAAGAGGAGTACAAAAAAGCAATAAAAGAAATAAGAAAAGAAAAACACTCATCTGTAGTTATAAGTTTAATGATAATGACAATATCAATTCTTCTTGATTGTAGAAAATATTTAGAGAAATTAAACAACAAATGGGAATAATAGGAGGTAAAAAATGATTATTTATAGATGTCCAAAATGTTTAAAAAACTTTAAACGCATCGAAAACAAAAACAGGTACATCGAAACTAGTTATAGACTATGTGAGGCATGCAAAAAAGATGCCGAAAAAAAGCAATCCAAGAACTCGGAAAATACCTCGTAAGAAGGTATGTAGCAAAAAGGAGGGCATAAAGTTCTCCTTTAAAAACTAATAACTATTTAAAATAATTATTAAAAGAATAACATTAACCCAAAAAACAAATGACTAAAAAAGAAGAATTAAAAAAAGGTGATAAGGTTTTATGTAAACTAAAAAACTATGAACCTTTTGATTCTAAAATACTTGCCATAACAGACACTATGGTGGAAATTAGACGATATAGATTTTTTGGAGGAACATATGGGTATTGGACTGAAAAACATAGAGTGGAAAAAATTTACTAACCTAACCTTAAAAGGATTATAAAAAATATGAATAGAGAAATAATTATACCTTACATTTTATCAGTAATAACAATATACATGTTTTTACTTGCAGGAAATAAGAAAAAGTCAGCTTGGGCAGTCGGCTTATTAAATCAAGCATTATGGCTAGTTTGGATAATAGAAATAGGGTCTTGGGGATTACTACCGATGAATATAGCTTTATGGGTAGTATATTCTAGAAACTATATTAAGTGGAACTAATTAAAACCCCCCTAAAGGAGGAATCAACATGAAAAAGCTAATCACAAACACACTAGCACTCGTTCTTTATTCAATCTTCTACGTAACCATTAAAATCATATCTTGGATAACATATCCAAAAAAAGTATGCAGAGCAATGGTTGCCGGAGCAAAAAAGAAAGCCAATAGAAAAGGCTATTTTACCAAAAGGTAAACGCAAGGGGAGGGGCGTTATTCCTCCCTAACTAATTTATTATTAAATTTAAATATAGATAAAACAATATGGCAGAGATACAAAATAAAAAAATAATGGCCCAAATGTATGACTTTTCTAAGGTAGAAAAATACTATAAAATTGTAAGTGGTTTTTTGTTTAGTAGTACTACATTAGTAAGATCAGATACAATTGAAAATCATACAGAATTAGTAATAAAAACACCAAAAATGCCAGATAAGATTTTTGTAAATGGAGAAGAATATGAACTTAACAAACTTAAAAACTAATATATAAATAATTATTATAAAGTTAAATATTATTAAATTATATATAAAAATAAATAAACTACCACCAAGAATATTATTTTTAGCTATATTTATATTTAGTATTTGTTTCGTTTTATATTTGATATTTAAAGGAAATATAAATATATTTTATTGGCTGAATATAATTAATATTTGGGGTTATCATAAAACTTTCATGGAAACATTTGATTAAATAACAATTACTATTAAATTATATATATGTTGAAAAAAATAAAAGATAAAATTAAAAAAAATGCAGAAAAGAAAAAACTTATTAGAATAATAGATCCTCATAACAAAAAATCAAAAAGGGTAGTAATTAAGGATTTTCTTAAAAATGATTATAAAAAAATTGAAAAATTTGCTTTTAAGATGTTGATGTTGGCCGTTAATGCGGAAAAAGAAAAAATATTTGGAAATGTTTATGCTGTATGTCATGCGCAAGTAACTAAAAAACCACTAGCCTTCTTTATCTTGAATACACATAATTCTAAAATTTCAAGCAGTTTTGGAAGTTTTTTAACAAAATACGGCCCTATTATCATAAATCCTCGTATAGTACCAGGAAAGCACTCTAAAAAGCCAAATTTAGTATCTGAGGGATCAATAAGTTACCCTGGAAGAGAAATGGCTAATGTCGAGAGATATTATAAGGCAACCTTTAAATTTAATTACCTTGTATTTGATGATAAAACAAATAAGGTATCCGGAATAAAATTAGGAGAGGTAGATCTTAAAGGTTTTTATGCTCAACTACTTCAGCATTGCATCGATCAGATCGATGGTAAGAATATTTATAAAGATAAAAAATAATCATATGAAAAAAGTATTTTGTGAAAATTGCAAACACTTTATTGGTACAGAATACGATCATGAATGTTCATGGAAAAAAATAGAGTATGGACATAAAGAGACATGGTATTCTCCAAAAGTTGAATACATAAAATCGTTTTGCTGGGCTAGTAATAAGAATAATAATTGTGAAGAATTTGAAGATGTTAGGGTTTGTAAAATTGAAAAATTAAAAAAATTTATTATAATATTAATTTGTATCGATATATTTCTAAGTGGTATAGTCATTGGCTGTGTCGTGGGAATATATTAAGCCATGCTCTATGAAACAACCAGAACTTAAATTGATCTATAAAGGGATCAAAGAAAAAAAGGCTAAAATAAAAACTATTAGAGAGATGTATAAAAATGCTCTCGAAAATCACAAAAATTATCCTTCAATACTAGAAGACTTTAATGCTCTAAAAGCAAAAAAGACATTAATAGAAAGTAAAATTAAGGATGAAATGGAAAAAGATTTTGATATTATTGATGATTTAAAAAGAGAGATTCAGGAAGATGAAAGAAAGCTTGCAGATATGGCAATTAAGGAATTAGTAAATGGCAACGATGCAAATATTAATGATGATTGGGATAATGAATTAGAGCCAATATTCAAGGTAAAATATAAAAAAGTGTAAAATAACAAATCTTTAATTGTTAAATAATTTAAAAAATTTATGGCAAAATCACAAGCTTACCATTATGAAAAAGATGGTGTAAACTTAGACTTTTCATTTAAAGAAGATGAAAAAATTAATGAAAATAAAAAGATTTTTGTTGAGTTAATGACTAGAGCAACAAGAGATCTTAATAAAGAATTAGCGGAATAAATAATTAATTAATCATACTTTGATGCTTGTCGGCATGATAAATAAAATTAAAATAGAAAATTTATATATAGCAGATAAAAGGGGAAAGACCTGATCAGGTTTGTTTCTCTCCTTTTATCTGCTTTTTATTTTCATAAAGTTTAGCCCTTTGTGCAAATTCGGTAGAAGGAGAGAGAAAATCCTGATCAGGTTTTCCACAGTTGAGATCAACCGGCTAAACAAAATTAATAAAAGCCAATAGAATTGGCGATTGACGATAATACAAAAACATGATATATTATAAATATAACAACCAAATCACAAAGGGCTTTAAAGTTTTTTGTGATTTTTTTATTGGTTACAAATACTATGGACTCAAAAATAAATAACCAAGATGTAAAAGAAAAACAAATTAAATTCCTAGAGGCTGATATAATTTTTTTAAAGGCGCAACTAGAAGCTGATCATAAAATAATAGCGGTGATACAACAAACTCAGGATCATAAAACCGCTCCTAGTGCGATGTCTTATCTCGCTAGACCAAATTACGCAAAGATGAATGCTGTTGATAGAACTGCTATTAGCGCAAGATTAGAACAACAGAATAGAGAACTTGCAAAACTGAAGGCAAAAAGAACTATAAACTTTTCATTTAATAACGATAAAAAAGATGAAGAAAAAAGTGAAAAAAAAGATAATAAAAAAGACAGTAAAAAAGACTCCTAAAAAGAAGGTTATTGTTAAGAAACTAGAGACTGAAAAGCAAAAAAAACTATTCAAACTAATTTCGGAAAATTTCGGAAAAAGTGGAGGTACAAAAACCATGCAGGAGATGATGATTAGTGCTGGATATTCTGAGACAACATCAAAGCAACAAACAGCTATATTGTGTAAAATAAAAGAGAGTGAAGAGTATAAAGATTATATTGCCTGGATAGAAAAACATAGGAAGAAAATAATGAAGAAGATGGATGATAAAATTGGATCCGCTGACTATGGAGAATTATCAAGGACATTCGCAAGACTAGAAAATATATTATTGTTATCACAGGGCAAACCTACATCGAATATAAATGTTTTATCTGAAGAAGAAAAAAAAGACCTTGATAAATTGGCGGATGATAATGCTTAACAAAACTTTCCATTGAAATATATGGCAAAGGTAAAAACAACAAAAAAAAGAAGAAGGATAAGTAAGAAGGTTATTAAAGTGATCAGGGATGGAAGACCGGAGCAAAGAATATATCTTTGCGAAAATAATTTTGTATATTTTTGTATATATTATTTTCAACAGTACTTTAAATATCCTATAGCTGAATTTCATTGGGATCTTTATGATGATTGTGAGAAAATGACTAAAGGCGAGATTGAAGAGTGTGCCTGGATAATATTTCGTGAAGGAGCAAAAACTTCGATAGCTAAAATGTTTGTTCTATGGTGTATATGCTATAAAAAGAAACAATATATAAATTACGATTGTTATGATAAATTAAATGCCGGTCAAGCCTTGTTCGATGTAGTGGTACAACTTCAGACTAATAAAAGATTAATTGCAGACTTCGGACAATTATTTTATAAAGCGAAACACAAAGATCAAAGAGAAGAGGCAAAAAGAAAAACTGTAAATGAATTTATTACTGAGAATGGAGTGAAGGTTGAGGCTTTCTCAACTCAAAAAAGTACTCGTGGGAGACTGTACGGAGATATTAGACCAGACCTGTTTATATTCGATGATGTTGAAACATCTAAGACAAAAGATAGTTATCCGGTAACGAGTAAAATTAAGGATCATATTGATGAGGCTCGATCAGGATTGGGAGTAAATGGATCAATATTAACATTAGGAAATTATATTACTGAGGATGGAGTGATCGCTTATATCCTTGAAAGTTGTAAGAATAACCCAAAAGCAATCGCAAGAGATATTGCTGTAATTGATAAAATAACAAAAGAGATCAACTGGTCCGGAAAATATGTAAAGACTAATGCTGAGGCAATAACAATAAATAAGAAAATTGATAATCCATTAAAAAAGAAGATCTCGCTTCAGGCAAAGAAAACATCATTGAATGCCGGTGGAAAAAAAGTTTATGAGACTGAGATGCTGAATGATCCGGAAAAGAGTGGAGATCTCGCCTTTGATAGAGAAATAATTGAAGATTTATTGGAAAATACAAGAGAGCCTGATAAGATAATTGCCGGTGTAAAATATTGGGGAAAATATAATCCAAGACATAGATACGGAGTTGGTGGGGATACCTCTGAAGGAATTAAACTTGATGCTCAGGCTTTAGGACTTATAGATTTTGATTCAAAACCTTGTAGAGTTGTAGGAACATTTGCTGATAATGAGATGGATCCAGCAACATTTGGTCATGTAATGGCAAAGGTAGGAAATAAATTTGGTGAATGCATACTTGCACCAGAATTAAACAATACCGGACATGCAACATTGACAGAATTGAGAGGATCGGATATTGCATATCAAAATATTTATATTAGAAGGATATTTGATAAAACAAAAAAAGAACATACTGATGAATATGGATGGAGAAGTACAAAGGGAAATAGATGGACAATAATAGCATCATTTATTGAAGCAGTGGAGAATGGAGATCTTGAGATCCTGGATGAAAATCTTTTACTAGAATGTAAATATTTTAAAAAGAGAGATGTTGGAATCCTTAAGCCTGAAGATGGAATGACTAGACATTTTGACTTATTAATTGCTTGTGCTATTGCCTGGGAAATGAGGAAGTACGCTGAGAAGTCAACAAAGAATATGTCTTCTGAAGATAAGGAAAATTCTATATATTTTAGAAAAAAGAAAAACAAATAATATGTTTAAAGACTGGAATTATGAAAACTTAGAGCCGGACACAAAAGATATTTTTCAATTAATAATATTTATTTTATTTATAATCATAGAGATAATCATATGCCTACACTAACAAAACAATTAGCTGATAGAATTACAGAAGTTGCTAAAGAGCAATTACAGACATCTACTCAGTTCAAGCAACCAAGAATGGAAGTGATTAAACAAAACGAGGACTACGCAATGGGAATTGTCACTCCTGACTTAGATATACCATTCAATGATTGTTATCCGGTAATGAGTGGATATGTAACCGATATGATGGCAAAGATTGATGATCCTCCTCAATTATCATTTACTCCGCATGGAAAGGCGGATTTTCTGTTATCTGAGAAGATAGGATCTGCCTTCGATAGAGAGGTTAAATCAAAAAAACCAAGCGCTAAATGGAGATTAAAAGATAGATGGGGAAAAAAGAACGCATTATTGTCAGGTAGAGCAATTTTTAAGTACTGGTCAGCATCTCCTGGAGGAGTGTTTCAGTCTAACTTAAAAGTTACTGGTCATTATGATTTTCACTCTGAACCTAGAGGTGGTGGAGATTTAGGAGCGCATTTATGGATGGGAGAAGAGGCAATATTTAAAACAAGAGAAGATATTTTGTTGGGAGTTAAAAATGGAATTTATGACAAAGAACAAGTTGATCAATTGATAAATGGAAATGATGAAGATGGATATAAAGATAATAGGGATCAATATAACAATAGAAATAATAGAAGTGAGGCTTTAGGGTTGGATGTTGAAACTCATAACTATACAGGTCAACAATTATTTAAGTTTGCTGAATGGTATTTGACATTTAGGGGTATTCGCTGGTATTGTCTTTTTGATCAAGCAAGTGGAATATGGATCAGGGTAAAAGCATTAAATGAGATAATTACAACAAATGAATTTCCATACGCATCATGGTCAACAAATGAAGATGCTAGTTTGTTTTGGAATTTAGGTCCATGTGATCCGGTTAGAATTTTGGCAAAATCAACAAATAGATTTTTAAATCAAGAAACTTATAATAGAGAAAAACAAAACAAAGGTCAAAAGGCTTATGATGCTGGTATGTTTCTTGACACGGAAGCGTTGGGGGATCCTGCTATTGACTCATTGATACCGGTAAAAGTAGATCCAGGAAAAACGGTAGCAGGCGGTATTCATGAATTTACAGTACCAGGACTAGGAGGAACAATTAACCTTGTAAATTTTCTTGATCAATTTATTGGAAAAAATACTGGAGCAAAACCAGGAGGAACTTCAGATGCTAATAAAAAAGTCGGAGTGTTTTATGGAGAACTAGAACAAGCCAATGAGTTTATTGGTACCAAAAATAAATCATATACTGAATGTCAGGAAGAACTAGGAATGAAATTTGCCCAAGGTTTGTATCAAAACTTAGATAATAGAGGAATTGAAATTCAATTAATGGGTCCTTCAGGAATTGAGTGGAATAGATTAACTGGATTTGAATTAAGAAAAAGAGGATCTCTTGATATGGACATTAGTTGTTCAGGAGGGTCAGAAGAAGAGCAATTGAATGAAGTTGAGAGACAGAGAAAAATACAAGCATTGTCTGCACTAGCGACTGTAAATCCTCAATGGAGAGACAGGGAAATAATGAAGCAATCAGGATTTACAGATGAGGAAATTAAAGAAGCTTTTTCACCTGATACAGCATCATCTAAAAAACTTATTGCTCAGGCCGATGAAGCTATTGAGGATATTGAACAAGGAAGAAAACCAAGAATGAATAGGGGCGCAAATACAAACTTTATGCAAAGAATAATTGACTATGCAGAAAGTGTTGATATTAGTGATAAAATGTTTAATGCTCTTTTTGATTATGCTATGAGTCATAAATTTATAGTGGCCAAAAATACAGTAAGAGAGGCTCATCAAGCTGTAATGCAATTAAATGCACAGGCAAGACGAGCAAGTTTTGATCAATTAAATAATAATCAACAAGGGGAAGCAGGAGGAGGTAGTCCAACACCTTCAAGAATACCAGGAGGAGAAGGTGGAGGTGGACCGATAACCCCTGAAGGAGAGGCAATCTCTATTGGTCAAAAAGCATCTAATGAACTAAGAAGATAACAATATGTCAAACCATCAAGCAAAATTGAAAAAATTAAAAGATATATATGTTCTTGAAAAAGATCAACAAAGATTTGTTAAAACTGAGAAAATGCTCAGAAAAGTTATTCATAATCAAAAGTTAGGAGAGCATGAAGTTATAAAAATGATAGCGGATAATGCTAGAAACGATATTAAAAATATTGATTTTTTACTTGCATATGATGATGAATTAAATGGAGAAGATAAATGGATTGAAAGGAAAATGCTTTTTGAAAGAAGAAATAATATTAAAACAGATATTCTTGATAGGTTTTCATTCTCGGTAGATAGATCGATACAAAAAAGAATAGAAGAGTCTATTGATGAACTTGATAAGAGGTCAGAGAGATTTGAGCCTATGCTTAAAACACAAGATAATTAATATAAATTTTTAATTTTATGTCTAATGTTAAAATGAAAAAAATAACTCCAAAAACTTTTGAAGAAAGACATGGAGAATGCGCTCCTAGTAATAAACATCTTCCATCCGGACACATGGATTTTGATGATAATAAGGATCTTAAAAACTGTGTAATTGGGAGCAAGGTAATTATCATGCAGGAAGTTACTGTTACTAGGATAAGCAAAGAGGGAATCGGTTACGATATAAATAAAATGGGAGCAAAGAAAGTCAGAAACCAAAGAAATACAAATAAAAAAAATTATTAAATAATAAATTAATTAAGTTGATTATTTTGATTATATAGATCAAAATATCAAAACTAAATTTATGGCAAAACTTGATAAAAAAGGATTCAAAAAAGAGTTAAAAGAATTAGGATTAATTGAGGGAGAGGACTATGAAAAAGATCTTACTAATCCGGAATTGAAAAAATTATTAGAAGAAAAAACTAAAGAAGCTGAAGAAGCTAAAGAACCTGAAGAAGATAAAGAACCTGAAGAAACTGAAGAAGTTGAAGAGGAGGAAGATGGAGAAGAAGAAGAAGAAGAAGAAGATGAAACTGAAGAAGAGGAAGAAGAGGAAGAAGAGGAAGAGGAAGAAGACGAAAAAGAAGAGCCTGTATATGGAAAGAAAAAAAAGAAATCAGAATTAAAATATAGTGGAAAAGGACCAATCAATATTCTTAGAGGAAAGAAATTCATTAGAACTTATCATGAAGATGCTCATGGTAAGGATTTTAAGAAAATAGCAAAAGGATTTATTGAAAAGAATACAAAAGAAGATAAAGATGGAAATGAAATTTGCATGTTTTCAATGGTTAATAATGATAGTGTTAAAAAAGTTTTCGTTAAACATGAAACCATGAATAAAAGGGGTGTTATTTCAGAAAAAATTGCAACATTTGGATCAAGTATCGAAGAGAAAGAAAGAGCATTACAATTTTCTTATGAACACTTAAGAAGTTTAAACGCTCCTGATTTAAGTGAAGTAGTTACCGAAAAACCTACATTGAGAGATTCAGAATAAGAAATAAAACAATTGATCATTGAAAATTAAAATAAAGTTTTCCCTAAACTTGTTTGAGCAACAAACCATAAAATGCTCAATTAATTTAAGAGGCTAGAGAACCTCGTTAAAAACTAATAAATTTATCAATATGACTAGAGATAAAAAAAATTTGGAACAAAACCAAGCTAAAAATGATCGAGCGCAAAAAGAATTAGATGAAGAACTCGATAAAGCCCTGGAGGGCGAAGGTGATGCTATTGAGGATGATGATGTAGAGGAAGAAGAAGAAACTCCTGAAGAGGAAGAGGGGGAAGAAGAGGAGGAAACTCTTAAAGAAGATGATGAAGAAGAAGAAGAAGAAGAAGAAGAAGAAGAAGAAGAAGAAGAGGAGACTCCTGAAGAGGAGCCGGAAAAGAAGGAAGAAAAAAAACCTGAAAAAAGAAAGGTTGCTAGACCACAAAAATACATCCCATTAAAAAAGTATCAAGAGGATAAGAAAAAATGGAAGCAGAGTATCCAAGACATAAAGGATGCTCAGCAAGTAGATGAGACTAAAAAAGAAAAAAAGAATCGTCTTAAAAAATTGGCCGAAAAGCATGATACAAGTATCGAGTTTTTAGAAGAACTTACCGATATAATCGATAGCGGTGAAGAGGTTAAACCTGAAGCTGTTATCGAGAAAAAGGAGAAAAAAACTGAGATTGAGAAAAAGCCAATCGAAGAAAAAACTCCTACCAATGAGGAAATAGTCGAACAATTCGATAGTGAATTTGACGAATTTTCTTCAGATCTTAAAAAACAATATCCAAAAGCTACTGAAGAGCAAATCGCTGAGGCTAAGAAGATTATGGATCAACACGCTCATACTCCTGAATTTGAAAATACTATACTCGAACACATCTTAAAAATCAAAAAAGAAGATTTCGATGCTGTTTTGGGGGATAGTCCAAACAACCAAGGAGTAGAGGGTGGCAGACCAAGCGGTGAAGGTTTTAGAGAAATAAAGGCAAATTCCTTTAAAAAGGATAAAGACGGATATTATAATTTTAGTTCACTTCATAAAATGCCTGAGGGTAGTAAGAAGGAAAAGATTATTGACGATATGCCTCCGGAACAATGGGAGGCTTATGTCAATAGCATGGGAGATGGTAATGGAATGCAACTAAAAAAAGATGGTGGTCGGACCATAAATCTAAAATAAGTCTAATTCGATTGTCGCAAGATAAGTATTTAAAAATTTTATTTAATTAACCCATAAATACAATTATATGGCTGACAATCCAAACACTCTGGCATACAAACGTACTTTTACGAAGGTATACCAGATCGTACACACAAAACAACCTGTGTACCCAGCATTCGCAACATATTTGTTGAAGAATGACCTGGAAAAAGGAGATCGTGTATCTCGAAGATATAAATCCTCAGTTGTTGCTAGACCTCTTGATGGTGATGGAGGTTATAGAAGACAAGCTGTAACTGATACTAATGAGTATCTGATCCTTGACCAAGAGTATGAGTCAACGATTTATATTAAAGATTACGATAAGATTATTTATGACCTGCCTATGCAGAAGTCATATTCAGAGGATCAAGTTGATGCACTTTTCCTTCAGATAGATGCAAGCATCTTAATGAAGTATGATCAGTATTCAAACCAATTAGATGATGGTGATTTTGGCGGAACTGATGATAATGGTATTGAGGTAAACTCAACAAATATTGCAACCATCTTTTCTAAATCTGAGGTATTATTGAGAAGAAGTAATATCAGAGTTAATCCTACTGCTAAATTTACCGGTGTAAGAAAAAGAGATAGTCAGTTGAAAGATCGTGGTGTAGCCATTATCTCTCCTGATGTATATGCTGTAATTCAGGAAAGGCAAGAAGGAAGAGAGACTCAGTATGGTGATGAGATCACTAAGCATGGTTTTGTAATGCGATATATGAGTTTTGATCTGTTTGTATCAAATAATATTGCTTGTTCTGCTAGATTGGATTTTGGCGCTACAAAATTCACCGATGGAGATACTGTTGTTATAAATGGCGCTACTTTAACAGCTAAAACAACTCCTGCGGCCGCCGGTCAATTTCTAATCGGAGCAAATGTTGCGGCCTCAATCGATGCGTTAGTGGCTATTATTAATGATAGTGAGGGTCTTGAAGAGGACTCAGATGGAAATAATGGAGCCGGTGAAGCCGGAACTCTCTATTATGAGCCATCACAAGCAACTCGTGATCTTTTAAGAAATGCTGTTGCTGTAGATGGAACAACTTACATGACTGTAAAAGTTGGTGGAGTTGGAAGATTAACAACAAGTGAAACTTCTGCTGTATCTGGTATCGCCTGGGATGATGACAAATTGGTACAACATAACTTAATCGGAGTTGCTGAATCAATCCATGTTGTTGTTAGAAAGAACCCTGGTATCAAGGTTAAGGATAGAAGTGGTAAATTGGGTGAAGATGTTGTTGCATGGACTGCTTGGGGATCTAAAGTATTTAATGATCAGGTTAACAAGTTGATCGATGTGTTGATCAAGATTGTATAAATCAACCTTTATTAATGGAGGGGGAGTAAAATCCCCCTCCGCAAAGAGTGAATATCAATAAAAGATACTAACTCAGTAAATAGTAACTATGTCAAAATTAATTAAAAAATTATCCGGCAATCAGACTTTTATCTCAATCCTAGGATTTATGATAATTTTTTGTGCTATTGGCGGATATGCTATCGCTAGCGGTTTTGATGGGGTTGATGAAGACAAGCCTAAAACAGAAAAAGTCATTAATATTGAAGGTGATTTCACTGGAAATGTAACCATTAACCTAACTCAACCGAGCGCAAATCCCTCAGATGAAAGTTTTGGAGGATTACATGATAATTTCAATAAGATCTTTCAAAAAGGACTAAGAGCAGGACCGGACAGAAAACAAGTTATAAATTCTGACGGTGATCTAAATGTTGAAGGTACAGTAATAAAATCACAAGTAATTACTTGTACAGATGCAACAACTACGCCTTTTGCAATACAACATCCATTTTCTAGTGGAAGTGCTGTGGTTGTTGGATTGATTTATAATCAATCAGGAGTAGCAACATCAACTTTATCAATTGATATTGGTGTAGCATCTGATGCTTATACTTCAGCAGATAATCTTATTGATGGGCTAGAAGTAGCAACGTCAACAACGGCTTATGAAGGGAATAATTACGGAACAAATGGGCTAGGCGTTAAATCAATAGATAGTACGGAATATATCACCGGAACTATTACAACTCTATATTCAGGAGCGATAACTGAAGCAACTAATACATACGCATGTACTGTAGAAGTGTTGTTTATTCAGTAAAAAATTAAATATATCTCTAAACTCTCATTATAAAATTGGGAGTTTAGGAAATACATTTAATTACTTATAAATATAAATCAAATTTATGTCAAACCTACAAAAAAACCTTATAGCTATAGCTATATTAATGGCTTCTATTGTCGGCTTTGTTTACATGGGAGTAAATATTGCCAAAAAAAACAAAACGCAAAGTGAGATATCTGTTGATTGTAATATGGAGGACTCTTTTGGGAGAGCATACTACAGCACAGGGTCAACCGGAGCGGTAACAACATCAGCAACCGAACCAACTCTTTTGAAGGCAAGAAATACTGGAAGAGTAAATTTTCTTATGACAAATATTGGAACAGAGTCAGTTCAATTTTACAGACAAAACTTCTCAGGAACAACCACTGCATCCGTAATTGTTAGCAGAACAGGAGGAGGACTTTATTTAGGAGCAAATGGAGGATCGTACGAAACCGGAGAAAATGATGAAGGACAAAGTTTTACATGGATAGGAGATTTTTGGGTATCAACAACTTCAGTACCGGTCATAATTACTTATGAAGAAAAAACAAGATAATTAATCCTTAATTTAATAATATGTTTAAAAAAATAAAACTATACCATATTATAATCCTAGCTATTGCCATGATTTTTTGCAGTAATTTGGGATTTGTATATGCAAAATTAGTAAATCCAGCAACGTCAGAGACTTCTTTAAATGATTTGTCTGTTGCTGAAAACAAAGTTATAAGAGGTAATTCTTCCGGAGTCGGAGAAGAGACTGATAGTCTTGTAATAACTTCAAGCGGAATAGTTGGAATAGGAACAACTTCGCCAACGGACGGATCTAGTAATCCTTATTCTGGTGGTTATAAATTTGTAGTTGATGGAGATATGTTCTTAGATGATCATCAATTATTTTTTTATAATGAATTCGGTGATCTGTTAAGTATTGCAAATTATGGATTTTCGGTGATACAAACAATTAATGATGCTTTGGCTGATAGTATTTCCATATCTAGAAATAGTGTAACGGGAGGGGTATGGTCTATTGATGTAACTTCTGATGATCCTCTTGGAATATTTGGAGGAGTTATTAATGACAGGGCTTTTCTTTTGGCAACTTCTACTATTTATCTTGATATAACCTCTTATGCAGGAACTGATGCAAATCCAAACGAGGTTTTTGTGTATTTTGCATCATCTAGTGGAAGCGTGGAATTATTAGCATCTAATACGAGTCCGGAAGATGCAGGGATAAATCACATTGATGTGGCAAAATTTACAGCCGGAACAGTTTATAATGATAAGGTTACTTTGTATGCTCATAATCCAACAAAAACTAATATAAGTAGTTTTATATCTAATAATCATCACAGACTAGAAGATGAGGGTGCTTTAAGGATTAGTGGCCTAGAAATGACATCATCATCTACTGATATAACAATAGCCTCAGGAACAGTGAAATATATATATCAAGAAGCAGATACGACAGAAGAGCAAGTTACTGTTGATGGTATTTTTTGGATTAATAATGACGGCACTTATGCAACTGGTACAGACTTTTCTTTTGGGGATCTATATTCTACTGGTGAAGCTATTGGTAATAATAAATATTTTAATGCTGTAATTGGAATAATGCCTGAAACTGTAAATGGAGTTGAAAAATTTAGATTAATCGGATTAGTACAAAAAGGAAGCACTGAATATACAGTAAAAGCTGATGCAATATCTGATGATAGCAACTTGACAGTGTATAGACCGGCAGTTTCAATGTTGAATTCTGTCTTTATTCCGGTAGCAAGAGTTATTGTTCTTAGATCTGGGGCTGTTTATTCATTGCAAACATTCCCGGACGGACTTTATCATGAAGACATAAGAATACAAGCAGGTGGAACCGGCGGAGGATCTATTACAGCGGTTAGTCCTTGGACATCTGATGCAACATCTATATTTCAAAAAAATACAGCGCTAAAAGTAGGAATAGGAACAACTTCTCCTAATTGGGAGTTATCTGTCGTTGGAGATCAGTATTTAAGTGGGGGAAATTTAACAATAGAAGGAGATGCAACATCAACAATAAATGGAGGATTTAAGATTTGTGATAATGGATATTGTTGTGAGTGGTTTATGGGAGCAACTACAACTCAAATATGTGGCGCTGAATAAATAAATTAATAATATGAAAAAAACTTTAATTACAATTTTATTGGTATTACTTGTGCTATTACCTTTTAATTTCTCTAAGGCTTTACAATGGGATATTAGTACAGCAACATATATTGATGTCTTCGATGTTTCTGGTCAAGGCACTTCTCCAACTGGTATATTTTTTAATTCAGACGGAACAAAGATGTATGTATGTGATGCTGGTGGAAAAGAAGTAAATCAATACGCATTATCACCGGCCTGGGACGTTTCTACAGCTAGTTATACAACAAGAATTGATGTTACTGGAAACATACTTAGAGGTGTATCATTTAGTTCAGATGGATTAAAGATGTATGTCCTAGATCAAAATAGTGTTTACGTGAGAGAATACACTCTGTCAACAGCATGGCTTGTTAGTTCAGCATCATATAGCACATTCAGAGATATCTCTGGTAGCACATCGGCTCCTCTGGGTTTAACATTTAAAACAGATGGAACTAGAATGTATATTGCTGATGCAAGTGGAAAACAAATAGATCAATACAATCTCAGTACTGCATGGTTGGTTTCTTCTGCTAGTTATTCAACTACTATTTCAGTTACCGCAAAAAGTAATGACCCATCAGGTATTTATTTTAAATCAGACGGAACAGAGATGTATATAACAGACACGGATGATCAAAACCTCTATCAATATTCATTATCTTCTGCGTGGGCGGTTAATACTGCATCATACACAAGAACATTAGATACTTCAGCTAAGGCGAATATTGAGCAAGATTTATTTATTAGTTCAGATGGTGTTAATTTATTTATTATAAATTCTGGTGATCAGAAAGTGAATCAGTATGAAATGGAATATGTTGAACCTGATAGCTGTACTTATGGAGGATCAGGAAATTATACAGTTCAAGAGGGAGATAATTGTTATTATGGAGATGATCTTTATATTAATGGTAGTTTAGATATAATAGCGAGTACGACCGGAGCATTTAATTGTAATTCAGTTATTAGCTTTGATGATATAAACATGAGAGTGGATAATGACCCAGTTACAATAAATCAGGGTCCGAATTGCAAATTAATAAATAGAGATTAATTAATCTTTAAATATAATTTTATGGTGTCAACAATTCTTCTATCAATAGCTGTTACAGCTATTAATCAGGTAACAAAACTATTAATGAGATTTTTAGGAGTAACAAAAAAAGTTGCAACAATAATCTTATTTCTAGTAGGATTTATCTTTTGCTTCCTTTATACCTATATGATGAGTACAGGAATGCTTACAAAAGAGATTATTGCATCAATCGTTACGATGTTTATGTCTTCTGTTGGTATGTATCAGTTGTTTATAAATAAGTCTGGACTAGATGATTGGATGAAGGATGCTTTAGAATTAGAAAGAGGATAATAGTTAAAAATTGCGGAGTACTTGATCATAAGTCGAACGTGATCAAGTACTCAGAATTATTCATTATTATTAATCATATGACTGAAAACAAAAAAGAGTTCAAAAAAGAAGATTGTGATCGTAATATGGAAATAGTGATTTTAAAGTTTGAAAATAGACTAATGTCTAGTGTTAACAAATTCGCTGAAAAAGTTGAAGGTAAATTCGCCAAAAAGAAGGATTTAAGTGATTTAAAAGAAATAGTCGACAATATGGTTAAAATTAACGAAAAAAGGCAATACGAGTGGCTTAAGTACGCAATAACGACCGCTATAAGCATAATCGTATCATCGATAATAATAAAATCTAATAATTAAATAAAAAATATGTTAAATTCTATCTTAAATCTAATTTTTGGAAAAAAAGAGATTAATACAAAGGGGTGTTATGATGAGATTGATGATCGTAATTTTGGAGCAGAGGTTATTGCCGGACAAGTATCAAAAAGCGACTTAACAGATAAGAATTTTAAAACAGCAGACTTTAATACATTGATTGATCAAGAATGGACTGATTTTTGTGTGGGAGCATCTGGAGCATATTCAAAAATGGCTACTGAAAGAAAGGGAATGATGTCATGGGTAGGGGCTTATGCTTTAGCTTGTAAATACTTGGGATATATACCTAAATATGGAATGTCTATATTAGTAATGATGAAAGCTAGATGTAAATATGGTATTCCGGAACATAGTTATTACCCTTTTATTACCGGAAAGAAAAAATCATGGTTAGCTAACTGGAAAAACCTATCACCAAGCGCAATCGCAAATGCTTACACTCATAGGGATAAAAGTTTTTTCATGATAAATATTCCTTATGATTGGAATAAATTTGATGCATTTAGAGGATTTTTAAATAAACTTAAAAATGATAATGTTGTTATAAACACCGGAGCAGATGCTCATGCTATTTCTCTTTGCGCTCAAAGGATAATGAATGGAGAAATTAGAATTGGCGGACCGGATAGCTATGGACCTAAAGGTTTAAAATATAGATTAGGAATTACTGAAAACGGATGGAGATGGTTTAATAAATATGAAGTCAATCAATTTTTTAATGGATACATAGGGCTTGATATGGATCGCGCTTTGGCTGAGTTATTAAATGAATATAATGAAAAAGCTGTAAAGGCTCCTGGGAATCCTACTTGTTTCTTGATCAAGAATGGTAAAAAATGTGAATTGAAAAATGAAGGGGTTGCCTGGTCTCATGGTACCCTTTTATTTGATCCTGATTTTGTATTCGAAATTAAAAAGGAAGAACTTGATCTTATTCCATTAGGGCCAAGGGTTAAATTTAAAGATGGAAAAAATTGGCAAATTACTCAAAGAATACTAGAAAAAGCTAAAAAAATGACACCTGAAGGAATAGATAAATTATTATACGATCTAAATAATCAATAATTATAAAAATATGAATGGAGCCGAATTAATACAATTAATGATAAGTTTCATGGATGATGAAGTTATTAATGAGCCTTTTGCTTATCAACTTTTAAATTTAGCTAAAAATAAAATTGAAGCTAGTAGGATGTGGGTAAAATTAAGAAAGTTTAAATCAGATTATAGTTTTTCATCAAGTGATGGATATAATGATTTTAAAACTCTTCCTGATGATTTTCTTATGACTTTCGGTGATAAACCACTAAAACTTATTTCCGGATCAGAAGTTGAAGAATTGGGAGAAGTACCTATGGATGACAGGGATCAATACAGAGATGATCCAGGAGTATTTTATATTTATCATAATACGAGTCAATTCGCAATATTGGGAGGTCAAAGCAGATCTTATAACGGAACTCTTTATTATATAGCTGAGACCGAAGAAATAGATGCTGGTGTTACTTGGATATTTCCAAAATTTTCTCATCCTCTTTTAGTGATCGAAGCTCTAATAATTCATAGGGGTCAAGTTGACTTCGATGAGATTAATGCTCGAATGACAAGAGAGGGATATGGAACAAAGGATGAAATGGAGAAGGTTTTAAATAATTGGGATGCTCAACTTCAGACAAGGGCGCAAAGAGGAAGAGTTAAAAAGGATCCGTTTGCGCGAAACTCAAATGTAGACTCGTCTAATAAAATATATACAGGTCGAAGGGCTTAATATATAAATAGTATTAAACTAATTTTATGAGAGATTATTTTGTAGATAAATGGTTTGGACTTTTAACCAGGCCAAAAGATGATGGAGTACCAAGTGGTTGGTCTTCAGGTTTGTTAAATTGGTTAGTACTTCGTGATCGCATTGAATTAAGAAGAGGAATGGAATTAATGGGAAAAGAGATTGAAGGCTTAGGAAAAATTACCGGATTAAAAGTTGGTAAGATGATTAATGGAACTGAAAAAATAGTTAGGACAAGAGATCAGAAAGTAGAATATTATGATGAGGTAAATGATAAATGGATTGAGTCTTTGGATGAAAATGATAATAATAATATAATTGGTCCTTTAGCTGATGGAGATGAAATGGCTATCGAAGAATATCAATCACTAGCAGGATCTTTTTGGTATTTATCAACTCCAAACGGATCAGTTTTAAAACTTCCAATATCTGATCCTAGTGTCATTATAGATCTTGAGGTTGCTGATCATAGGGGATATATAAAAATCCAAAAAGGAACTACCTTTTTATGGAATAGAATGGACACTGATAAGAGTGGGGATAGTACTGGTCTTTATAGATCGGTTGTTGATCGAGATGAGTTATCTGATTATACAGAAGTGACTAATGAAGTAATTGATACAGGTGATGGAGTAACTAAAATATATAACGGAAATTTAGCATTAGATATTAAAAAAACTTGTCATTATGTGAGAATTACAGATACAAATGAGACTTTTACTGATGATAGAAATGGAAATCTAGTTGGAGACAAGGGTGGATCCGGGACAATAAATTATGCTGACGGATCTTATAGTATAGAATTTAATTCAAATGTTGCCAATCTTCAAGACATTACAGCTGATTATTATTTAGAGTTATCAACTTCTGATGGAATATTTGATTTTTCAAAGTCTACTCCTAGATTAGCAGGTGAAGGATTTGTTATAAGGCAGGATGATGGTGGCGGAGAATTTAAAAATATAGGAATAATTGGGGGAGATAAATATTGTTTTCATGAAAAAAATATTTATAAAACTACTATATCAGATGATGACGAAAGCGCATCAAATAATGTTTATAGAAATAATGTAGGAATACAAAATTGGAGAGCAATGGTTGAAACAAGTGATGGAATTTATTTTCTTGACTCATCAAATAAAGCTGATCCAAAAATAAGATTATTAAGACCGGGGTTTAACAATCCTGATGCAATACCAAAATCTGTATCCGATGCTTTAGATCTATCAGAATATGATTTTAATGAAGGCGGAATGGATGATTGGGGTGATTATATTGTCGCCTGGGGAAAAGAGTCAGGAGCAAGTGTAAATAATAGAATGTTTTTTCTTCATAAGATTTACGGATCATGGATAGTTACAAATTTTAGAGGAAATGTTCTTGATAGTTACAATGGAGCATTAATTGCCGGAGACAGTGGGTCAAACAATGTTTTAAAACTATTTTCAGGAATAACAGATGATGAGGCTGATATTGAAAATTATTATGAGACTGGAGATGATGATTTGGGTAAGGAGAGAAGTAATTTAGGGACTGAGAGATTTCATAGATTTGTAATTTCAGGATTAATTCAAAAACAACAAGCATTCGATATTTATTTCTCTTATGATAATGGTAAATATGTGAAAGTTGGAACTGTTGAGGGTGCAGGAGATTATGTGGATATTGGGGCAAAAGTGTCAGTTGGGAATAATACTATGGGATCAAAAGTTGTTGGAGGAGGAGAAATTCTTGCATCACCATATAGAGCATCAATTAAAGTACATACTCCTAATTTTGAGAAATTAAAAATAAAATTTATAGCAACTAATATTGGATACGTTTCTATTCATGATTATAGGTGTAAGGATAGAAGACAGAAAGGAAGAAGGGTAAAAGACAAGTATCAACAATAATTATTATTTAATAAAAAATATGTTTAAAAAAATTACAAAACTTATCTCGATTGCAATACTATTTTTTGTGATCGTTTTACCTGTTTCTGCATCTCCTTCTAATCTATGGGAGTATTACAATGAAAAAGGTGAAAATTTGCCCTCTGTGAGCGAGAGAGCGGTAATTTACGAAGTAATTAACCAATTAGAGCATTATAGCGGTACAGTAAGGCAAAATGCCTTTTTATTGGACTTTCTGTTAAGTGTTGATGATGCTAATAGTTATATGGATCAATCTGAAGATTTTGGAGAATTTTTTGGCGGAGCCGGTGGATCTGCTGAGTTACCTCAAAGTATTGCAGACTTCGAGTCTTCTCTTGTTTCCAGGATAGAAAAAACTGATACCTCTATGAGTTTGGTGGATAGTGCTGATGGAGATGGAAATACTTTATCTGGATGGTATGGTTTCACAATCGATATTAATCTCTCTAAAAAGGAATATGTGATCGCAAACTGTACCGGAGCATCTTGTGTTAGTATGCTGAGAGGAGTTTCTTATGTTGATGGAGTTTCTACTTCTTCAGATAGAGCATTTACTCATGGGAGAGGAGCGGATGTTTCAATTACTAATCATCCAAACTTGATCATAATTACAAATATTTTAAATGGTATCGATGGAGTACCGGATAAACTTTATTATGACTCTGGGGTGGTTATAGGTGCAGGAGATGATAATCAAACAGTACCAACTAAAAAGTATATTGACGACTCAATGGCATCTGGAGTATCAATTATGACTGAAACTGTTTTTGGTGGAGCAAAGGTAGCAACAAGGGCTCAAATGTCTAGTGGTTATAATGATATTAATGATCCCAGGGTATTAACAACTAAGAACGCAACATCAACCGGGGGATTTGCTACAACATCGGTTGTGATAACTGAAGAGAGTGGAACAATAGATAATGACTTTCTTAAAAACTCAATTACTTCTTATTTGATGCCGGTTGGATCAATAATATCATACGGAGGATCTTCTGCTCCTAGTGGGTGGTTAGCATGTAATGGTCAGGCTGTTTCAACGAGTACATATTCAGATTTATATGCAGTTTTAGGGAGTACTTACGGAGCAACATCAACAACTTTTAATTTACCGGATTTAAGGGGTAGAAATATAGTTGGCTATGGAACATCAACCCCATCTATGGATGAAATGGGAGAAACAGGCGGAGCAACATCAACAACATTAACGATTGATCAAATACCGGCACATGCTCATACAATTAACACTTACGTTATAGGTGGCGGAGGTGGAAATAATACTGCCAATAGTAATGGAGCAACTAATTTACAAACTCCTAGTACCTCATCTCAGGGGGGTGGAGAGGCTCACAGTAATATGGATCCATTTATTGTTTTACAATATATAATTAAGTATTAAATTTAAAAATATGGCTGATAAATTAACACCCATAGGGCAAATGGGAAAAACTAAAAATGTGGGAAGAATTGATCCTACTACAGGTCAAATTGTAGAGGATATTGTTGATCCATTAACAGGTATTAGACCATTCCTCCAAAAGCCTGCCGATCAAGTTACTGATCAGCCTGTTGTAACGGATGAAAGACCAGGGGTGGCAGAAAAGAAAAAAGAAATAACAACGACACCTGTAAGAGTACCTCGAACTGCTACAAAAAAAGCTACTATCTGGAACCCAAAAACAGGAGTCAAAAAGGTTGTTGCTGTAGGATCAAAATTTCCTACAGGCTTTCAATTATGGACCGCAGGAAAAGCAACAAGTAAACAAGCGCAAGAAGCTATAGGTAGAAGAAAGAAAATAACTGAAGCTGTTGCGCCTTTTGGCATGTCTGCTGAAGAAGCTGATAAACTTAAATTTGATCCTGAAAGAGTACCTCGCACTGCTGGAAAAGATAAAGTTGACGGAGAAACAAATGGTCAAACAGGAGATGGAGGGGCAGGAGCAGGAGTGGGAGAGGGTGAGCCTGGAGTAGGGGTAGGGGCAGGAGTGGCAGAAGAAGATGAGGTTAAAGAATCAGATCTTGAAAGACCGGATAAAGAAAAAATAAGAGCTGAAAAATTAGACGATGCTCAGGCAATAATGGATGTTATAAATGAGAGTTATGACAGAATATTGAGACAAGAAGAATTTGCAGGAGAAGGAAGAGAGGGAAGAGTTAGAGCGTTAAATGTTTCTAGTGGCTTGGGAGGGTCTGATTTTGCAAGCGCAAATGCTATTGAAATGGAGGAAAAAAATAAAAAAATATTACAAAGCATTGAGGCTCAAAGAGATGCAAAGATACAAACAATCTTAAATGACGTAAAAAATGATACTGATGAAATGTACGAGGCAAGAAGGGCTGAATTTAAAAAAGATGCTGAAGATGAAATTGAGGCTGAGAAAGAATTTCAAAAACAGGCAAAGACTGATGCTCTTGATAGAGTTACTACAATGGCAGGTGTTGGGCTTGATATTGATGAATTTAAAAGTAGTAATCCTGATGTTTATAAAAACCTATTAAGAGACTCAGGATTAACAGAAATTGAATTTGATTCTATTTGGAACGCAAAGAGTAAATCTCCGGTAAATTATCAATATAAAGAAATGAAAGACGGAACTCTTCTTAGAACTGGTAGTGATGGATCAGTTAAAGAAATGGGAGATTATTCTCCTCCTGATGATGATATTGCCTGGAAGATTGAAAGTATTGGAGACGGATCACTTCATTGGGTTAAAAAGGATGAGGAAGGAAATATAATTGAATTTGAAGCTTTTAAGAGTACAAAGCCTAAACTAAAGACAGTATCTCCTACAACTCAAAGAAAAGTAGAATTTGAAGAAGCTAAATCTGAAATGACAAAACAATTATCAGGTGTAGTTGGTGCTGATAATTTTATTTCTCCGGATAATTATAATATTGCTAAAAAGGCATGGATAGGGGAAGGGTATAGCCCTGGTGATTTTGATGATGAATATCAGGCATTTAGAAATCCAAATAATCCTAATTATAACGTTGGAGGAGTGAAAGCCGAAACAACTATCAGAAAAGAACAAGAGACAGAGAAAAAAGAAGAAGCAAAAGAGGAGGGTACGATTGGGGATTCTCTTCAGACATTAAAGGATCAAGGATTTTCAAAAAAAGATATTGAGGCCAGTGCTGAAGCTAAATATGGGAGAATACCTGATGTTGTAAAAGATTGGCTAGATAACAACTTTTAATAATTAAATTTTAATATATGGCTTTTGAAAATCTATTTACAACAAAACCAGGGATACCTAAATAGAAGAAAAAAAAGAAGATAAAAAGACCTCATTATTTAGTGGTCTTTTTGCAGTTAAGGAAGAAAAAAGAGAGGAACCAATATTGCCAGAATTGCCGGAAATAAAAAAAGAAACTATTATAACAAAAGATTTTCCTGAGCATTTAGGAGGAGGTCAGTTTAAGGTGGATAGATCAAGAATAGGAGAAGTAATAAAAACTCCGAGATCATATGCTGATCTTGACACTGTAGAAAAACAAGAACGTGATCATATTATATCTGTAGCACTAGGAGGAACTTCTGATAAAAAAAATCTTCAATATCTAAAAACAACTGAAGAAGAAGGAAGACAGGAAGGAAAAGTATCTGTTGAGCAAAAAGCTATTAATGATTATCTTAGTGGGAAAATTGACTTACCTGAGGCAAGATTAAAAATTGCAACCAAACAACAGCAAATAAAAGGATTAGCACCTACTGAAAAAGAGCAAACAGTATTAGGTCAAATTATTCCTGGAATAAAACAAACATTTAAAGATCTGTTTGGAAAAAAGAAAGAAGAACCAACTAAAAAATTAACAGACCTTGAAAGAGCTGATATGGTTCTAAAAGAAAGGAACATGCCTACATTTTTTGATAAATTAAAAGAAATAAGAGAAGAACCAAGTCAACTTGCCCCATTTGTAGCATCAGGAATTGAAGCCAAGAGGATGTGGGGACTTGTTAATTCTGCAAAAAGATTAAATGACGGAAAAGAAACTGAAGAAGATATTGAATTACTACAAGAATATATTAATGAAGCAGATCAAGATACTACTATAGGATATAAGGTTTTAAATCAATTATCTGAAATGATTCCATTTGCCGGAGAAATAGGCGCAACCGCTTTATTGTCAACTACTGTGGCCGGTGGAATTAGTACAGGAGCGACAGCAATATCAACCAGGGCAACAGTTAAAACAGCAAAGGAAATGTTGAAAAAATTATTAACAAAAAAAGGAAAAGAATTATTGGAATCAAGAATAAGTAAAAAAGGAAAAGATTTTGCAAAAAAATTAGCAATAAGAACTGTTCAAGCGCCAGTTGCCGGAATAACAAGAATACCTGCCGGCACGCTAGAAAAACAAGTAAATGAAATATTAACAGAGGGAGATAAAGCAGAGCCGGTGTCAGCATCTTTTAAAAAGGCACTAGGAGAACAATGGGTTGAATATGTTTCAGAATTTTCCGGAGGAACTATCAGAAATACTTTTAATAAACTTTCAAAGCCTGTTAAAGACAAACTTATAAAGACTGGAGTATTATCATCTTTTATGAAAGCTAATCCGGGAAAGGATGTGTCTCAATTAACTAAAATAGTTAGATCTATGGGTTATGATGGTGTATTGGAGGAAATGGCTGAAGAAAGAGTTGGAGATGTTGCCAATGCTGTATTAGAGAAAATAGGACTAAGTGATCAGAAATTTAGTATACCAACTAGAGAGCAATTAGCAGTTGAGCTTATATCATTCTCAATTCCTGGTGTTGCAGTAAGTGCAGTGAATAAATTATCTGAAATGAGAGGAGAAAAAATAAAAAGAAAAATGTTTGAAGGTTTATTTGATGAGGTAAAAAAAGAGGAAGATATTAAACCAAGAGAAAAATTTAAACTACCCGAAGATGATCAGGTTATTGTAGAAAAGGCAGGCGCTAAATTTGATGGTATTCAAAAAACAGACGGAGAAGAATTGATCATGTTCACAGACGAAGAAACCGGATCAACTCTTGCGATAAAAAAGACTGAATTGTCTGAAGAAAATATTAAAGAAAAATTAAAAGAATCTAGAGAAAAATTTGGAATAAAACCAAAAGAAGAACAATTCAGAGAAGTGGAGATCGAAGGAAAAAAAACAGATATCCATAAAGAGGATTTAAATGAAATGAAAGATTTTACCGATTTTGTAAATGGCACTCTTAAGTTAGATGAAGAACAACAAAAAAGACTTCAAAAAGATGTTGATCGAATAGCTGATAAGTATGGTTTTGATGTAACCGCTACAGACAGAAAATTAGCAAATCAATTTGGAAGAGCACTTGATCAGGTTAGTGATATTTTTGTTAAGAAAGAAAAATTTAAAATAACCGAAGAAGAAAAACCTTTAATCGAAGAGGCTAAGAAATTTAAAACAGTTGATGAGTTTGTAGAGAGCCAAGGAGAAACGGTTTATCATGGAACAACAAAAAGCATAGATAAATTAAAACCATCCACAATGAAAGGAGAAAGAGGAGAAAATCAGTTACCTGGAATATATGTTACGGATAATTTAGGATTTGCTGAAAATTTTTCAAGGAAAAACGGTGTATTAGTTAGTAGTCCAATAAAAATAAAATTAAAAGGAAACATACTGGAATTGAAAAATATTAATGAGTTGAAAGATAAATATAAAACCAAAGACATGGAAGAGTTGGCGAGATTATTGAAAGAAGATAATTTTGATGCTGTTAAATTTACTCAAATGGTTTCCAAAGATGCTACCGAAACAATTATATTAAATGCTGAAATAATAAAAACAGAAGAACAATTAAAAGATATTTTTAATAAAGCACAAGAAAAACCAAAATTAAAAATAGAAAAAAAGAAACAACCAAAAGCAAAACTAATAACCAAGGAACAAGTAGAAAAAGAACTGTTAAAAATATTTAACAAAAATGAGGTTGAACTAATGCTAATGAAAAGACTACCAAAGAAAGCTATAGGTAGATATGTTGACTCTCTTATTCAGGTAGTAGAAAAAGACGGAAAAGTACCGGATCTCGTTGTTTACCATGAGGCTTTTCATGCTTACATGGACAAATTTGTTTCTGAAGCAGAAGGAACTAAAATCCTTGACATTGTCAATAGGAATTATCCTGATCAAGTAAAAGAGACAAAAGCTGTATATGAGCGTGCAGGAACAAAAATAAGCGACATAGAGGCATCTGAGGAGGTTTTGGCCGATACTTTTGCTGTATACATACAAAATGGCAAAAAAATGGACAAACCAAACAGCACTCTAAAGTCATTTTTTGATAAATTAATAGAACAAATAAAAAAATGGGCAAAGGGATTAAATAAAGTTGAAAAATTATTCGAAGAAATTACTGAGAAAAAAAGACCGGTAAAAAGAGTTAAACCAGCTATTCCTATTAAAAGAAAAGTGAAGAAAAAAATACCTGCTGATATCCTAGACGAAGAAGCTGATAGTTTAAGATTAAAAGCTATTGAAGATACCAGAGAAGATGTTAAAGAAGAAAAGGAATTCGAAAAAACAAGATCACAAACAATGCAGAAACTTGATCAAGAAATGAAGACCACCATCGAAGAGGAGGATAAGTTGTACGCTAAAGAGCAAAGCTTTGTATTACCTCCGGATAAATTTGTAGGCATTAATGAAGAACTGGAAAATCAATATGAGAATTTTAAGGATGCAATGAGAATTAAAACAACAAAAGTAATTGACGAAATTGCAGACTCAGAACAATTAAAGAAAAGTCTCGAAGGAAAGAAAATAGTGAAAATAACCAGGAAAGCAAAAAGAGATCAGAAGATAAGAAAATCGAAATCAGGGAAGCCTATGTTTGATAAAAAAACCGGAAAAATTCTAATCGGAAATATTGTAAAAGACAAAGAGGGAAACATTGTTTATACAGAAACAAAAACTGTAAAAGTATTAACTCCTACAGATATTGATAATATGCTATACAGCCAAGAAATGAGTGGAGATGAAGTGTTTGAAATATTTAAAAGCA